CTGAACGCCCTGTTCGGTCTGGAATATGCTCGTTACGGCGAAGAGCATAAGGAAATCTTTGATACCGAGACTTCGGAACGTTCGTTCGAAGAAGAAACCAAGCTGTCCGGTTTTTCGGCTGCTCCGGTTAAGAACGAAGGTTCTGCCATTGCGTATGACAATGCGCAGGAAGTCTTCACTGCCCGCTACAACCACGAGACGATTGCTCTGGGTTTCTCGCTGACGGAAGAAGCGATTGAGGACAACCTCTACGATTCTCTGTCTTCGCGTTACACCAAGGCTTTGGCCCGTGCCATGGCGTATACCAAGCAGACCAAGGCTGCGGCAATCCTGAACAACGGCTTCAGCGCCTCCTATCCGGGTGGTGATGGTGTTGCTCTGTTCAGTGCTTCGCATCCGCTGGTTTCCGGTGGTACTAACTCCAACATCCCGGCTACCGCTGCCGACCTGAATGAAACCAGCCTCGAAGCTGCCGTAATTCAGATCGCGGCTTGGACGGATGAACGCGGCCTGCTCATCGCAGCTAAGCCCCGTAAGTTGGTTGTCCCGCCGAGCCTGATGTTCGTTTCGACCCGTTTGCTGGAGACTGAACTCCGCACCGGCACTGCCGATAACGACATCAACGCTCTGAAGAGCAACGGTTCGATCCCGGAGGGTTACACTGTTAACCACTTCCTGACCGACACCGATGCTTGGTTCCTGACCACGGATGTCCCGAATGGTCTGAAGCACTTCGTCCGTTCGCCCATGGCGAACAGCATGGACGGCGACTTCGACACCGGTAACGTTCGTTACAAGGCCCGCGAGCGTTATTCGTTCGGCTGGTCTGACCCGCTGGGCATGTACGGCTCGGCTGGTGCCTAAGTAAGATTAGGGGGAAGGGGATAAAACCCCTTCCCTTTTTTCTAATAGGCTGTATGTTTTCGCAATCTAGGTTCCTTTACCTGTACTGACTGTCCTAGCAGACGTTGTAGAGACGGTACGGGGATGTGCTACAACACGGAGAATTTCCATGGCTATTACTACTTTTCAGGGTCCCGTCCGTTCGCTGAACGGCTTCTATACACAGGGCCCCGGCAGCGTTATCAACCTGCCCAACGCCACGAACACCATTACGCTGGATGTCGCCACTTATGCTGGCCGTATTATCCGCACCAACGACGCTACGCTGGTTATTACCCTGCCGTCGCTCAATGCCACGGCTGACCCGGTTTCGTCCGGTCCCGGTAGCGACCCTAACACCTTGAATAACATGGGTGTTTCCTTCACTTTCTTGGTGGAAACCGCTGCCACGACTTGGAAGATCATCACCGCTGCGTCGCAGTATTTGGTGGGTTCCATGCTGGTTATCGACACGGACACCACTGACACGGTCAACGGCTTCGCAGCTAACGGCACTTCCATCCGCTCGGTTAACCTGAATGGCACGACCACGGGCGGCGCGGTTGGCTCCTATGTCACGGTTACGGCGCTGAACTCCACGATGTGGGCTGTTTCGGGTGTGGTAATCGGTTCGAGCACCATCGTCACCCCGTTCGCCGCCTCGTAACAGGAGGCCAGAATGGCTATGCAATACGATGTCAAGTCTGAGCATTCGTCTGCTTCGGGTGTTGCGGTTAACTACCGTACTCGCCTGAAGGGGGTCGTTGTATCTGCTAATACCACGGCGGCTACTAGAAACGTTGTTTTTGCGGACAACTACGCCCAGACGGGTACCTACAATATCCCCGGCTCTACCACGTGTACGGTAACTATTACCGCCCACGGTCTGGCTACTGGCGATAGAGTTTGGCTAGATTTCACCAGTGGTTCTGCTGTAGATAACGTCTACGCCATTACCAAGGTAGATGCGAACTCCTTCACGGTTACCACGGCGAGCCTGACTACTTCGGGTAACGTGACGATGTACGCGAATGTTCTTTTGGAAGTAGATGCCTACTACCCTGCGGCGTACAACGTCTTTATCCCCGGAGAAGGTATTCTTGCCGAAAACGGTATCTACGTGGGTCTGGTTGCTAACTTAACCGCAACCATATTCTACGGGTGATGCTGTGGCGGCAACTAAGGGTTACGAACTAGCGGGAAGGCGGCTCTTCGTCGCTCTGCCAGCCTACGATTTCAAGGTTTCCTTGAAGTTGGCGGTGTCGTTGGCTAGCTTTGCCCAGTCCGCAGGGCAGCACGGTGTCAGTATCCAGATAGGCAGTATTTGCGGTTGTTCGGTGGTTTCCCGGGTCCGCAACCTGCTGGCTAAGGACATGCTGGAGTCCGACTGCACGGACCTGCTCTTCATTGATTCCGACATTAACTTCGAACCGGACGACGTTTTCCGGCTTATGGCTTGGGCTTCGGACCCCAAGAAGGGCATCGTCGCCGGGGTTCCCCGCACGCGCAGCGAAGACAAGGTCTACATTACCGACCTAGACTACGACGAGAACGGCCAGCTGACCATGAACGGTATGGGCCTAGTACGTGCGAAGCGGGTGGCTACTGCCTTCATGATGGTCCGCCGCGAAGTCTTCGAAGTCCTGTCTTCCAAGCACCCTGAGTGGGAATACGACGACAAGCGGACTGACCGCCGCCTGAACGCCATGTTCGACTTCAAGGTCACCGCCGAGGGCTACATGGGGGAGGACTTCCTCTTCTGTGACCGCGTCCGGGCCGAAGGCTTCGAAGTCTGGATCGACCCCACCATCAAGCTGGGTCACATGGGCGTGCAGGAGTATAAGGGTGCTTTCGGTACCGATGTCCTCTACCCCATGATCGTCCCAGACCAGAAGGTGTCAAATGGCTAAGTCCCCGGCATGGACACGCAAAGAAGGTAAGTCTGAAAAGGGCGGTCTGAACGCCAAGGGCCGTGCTTCCTACAATGCTGCCAACCCCGGGAAGCCCGGTCTCAAGCGCCCCCAGCCTGAAGGTGGTGCCCGCAAGAAGTCATTTTGTGCCCGGATGTCCGGGATGAAGAAGAAGCTTACTAGCGCCAAGACCGCTAACGACCCTAATAGCCGCATCAACAAAAGCCTTCGTGCGTGGAACTGCTGACATGAACGATATTGTTGTTGTGTGGAACGTGATCTTGAGCGGGATAGTGTCGGTTATGGGTTTCTTGGTTAAGGGCAAGTTTGACGAGCTAGACCGGCTTGGTATCCTTATGAACAGAACCCGGGAAGAGATTGCCCGGGACCATATTACTAGGGCGGAGTACAGCCGTGATCTTGACAAACTGGGTGACCGCTTTGATGCGGCTTTTCTACGGCTTGAAACCAAAATCGACGAAATTAACAAAAAAGGCTAAGACCATGAAGAAATACGCTGACGGTGGTAACGTAGCTTCTGGTACCCCTAACTACGGGTTTAACCAGATGAACCCCGCTTCGGGCCCGGTGGGCACGAATATGCCAACCCAGAACCCCGGAATGGGCATTAACCCCCCGGTGTTTAGTCCTCAGGGCCCCATGACGGGTCGTCCGTCTATGAATACGGGTCTGGCTCGCGCTGCTGAAGTCAGTGGCCGCGCCTTCAAAAAGGGCGGTAAAGTTAAGGCCAAGGCCAAGAGCGCCCCGGCTAAGAGTTCAGCTTCCCGTCGTGGTGACGGTATCGCCACAAAAGGCAAGACAAAAGGAAAGATGGTCTAATGAAAAAGTCTAACAAGAAGATGGGTGCGCTTAAGGACATGATGGGCCGTGCTATGGCTGCTCGCGCTGGTCGTGGTGCGATGGCCGCTCCCGCTGCTCCGATGGGCATGGGCATGAAGAAGGGTGGTTCGTTCCGCTCTTCCACTGACGGTATTGCCACGAAGGGCAAGACCAAGGCCAAGCAGGTTAAGATGGCTGCTGGTGGTATTCCGGGTCGTCCCGCGATGACTGGTTTGAACCGCGCTGCTGAGATGAGTGGCCGTACCATGCCGACCACGGGTCGCCCTGATATGGCTGGCCGTGCCTATAAAAAGGGTGGCATGGCAAAGGGTGGCATGAAGGGCTGCAAGTAATATGCGCCCTTCTCGTGGTATGGGGGCCGTTAAGGCTTCCAAAATGCCTAAGGCTAAGACGATCACCCGCAAGGATGATCCGAATGAGGTTACCATGTACGCTAAAGGTGGCAAGGTGAAGAAGTACGCTGGCGGTAGTCCCGACACGGTTAAGGGAGGCTTTGACCGGATTAGAGACATTATGGACCGCCCGCGTCCGAAGGCTGGACCGAAGAAGGAAAAGCCCCTTGAGCGCCTGCCTGTTAGCGATGAGGACATCGTGGGTAAGCAGCCTCTGGTTACGGACGACAAGGGGAAGGAATACATCCCCGAAATCAACCGTAAGGCCAAGGGTGGCAAACTCAACATTGCCAAGGCTATCAAGAAGCCCGGTGCTCTCCGTGCCAGCCTTGGTACCAAGAAGGGCGAGACAATCCCCGCCAAGAAGCTGGCTAAGGCTGCTAAGGCCCCCGGTAAGCTTGGTCAGCGGGCTCGTTTTGCTGAGATGCTGAAGGGCTTTAGGAAGAAGTAAGTGGGCCACACGGATGAGGGCAAGTGGAAACGTGTTGTCGCCAGTGTGAAAGCTGGCGACAAAGGCGGCAAACCGGGTCAATGGTCTGCCCGTAAAGCACAGCTTGCTACTCAGCGGTACAAGAAGTCTGGTGGCGGCTACAAAGGCCCCAAGACTGAAGCCCAGAAGTCCCTGTCCAAGTGGACCAAGGAGGACTGGGGTACTAAGTCTGGGAAACCCTCCACACAGGGGTCTAAGGCGACAGGCGAGCGGTATCTGCCTAAAGCTGCTCGTCAGTCCCTTTCCTCGGCTGAATATGCTGCTACTACTAAAGCAAAGCGGGAAGGCACAGCCAAAGGCAAGCAGTTCGTTAAGCAACCCAAGTCTATCGCCAGTAAAACGGCAAGGTACAGATGACAACGCAGTTCAGAAACAGTCGGGGTGGAGGGTACGCGACCTCTGCTATGTCTAGGGCCACCCCGCCGTCTTCGAACCCATATGCGCAGGGGTACGTTCGGCAACAGCCACAATTTAATCCCTATGCGTATCGGCCACCCCAGCCAGTGCAGCAGACGCAGCAGCCTGCTAATCCTATATACCCCCCGCCTCCGCAGCAGTCGTACCCATCTCCGACCATGGATTTTTTACAGAATACTATGGCACCCCAACCTGCTCAGCCGGTGACCCAACCCCCGCAGCAGTCGTACCAGCCCCAAGCGCCGGTAACTCAGCCTAATAGTGGTTTTTTTGGGTCTATAGGGGGTTACACACCCTCGTATCCGTCGGGACTGAATCCGGGCATGGCCCCGGCTCCGATGGCACCGCTTGGCGATACGCAACCGCCGTCACAGGCCGCGCCTTCGCCATTTGGTGGTTTTCCTGCGGTGCCTACTGACACCGGATATTACGGGCCGCCTAATCCCAATGCGCCCATGGTGCCGATACCCCAACGTGATAGCGGTCTTTTTGCGTCTATGGGGGCAATGTCGCCCGGGTTCAACGGCCCGTACGACCCCAACGTGCCTTTTTCGGGTTACACGGGGTACAACGCATGACCACTTCAGGCACCACAACCTTTAACCTAGACCTCAATAATCTGGTCGAAGAAGCCTTTGAGCGTTGCGGTGCTGAGCTGCGCACGGGTTACGACATGCGTACGGCGCGGCGTAGTCTGAACCTGTTGACAATAGAGTGGGCAAATAAGGGGATAAACCTGTGGACCATTGAACAGGGGTCGATCCCTATGGTTCAGGGTACGGTTACCTACAGCCTCCCGGTGGATACTATTGATCTGCTGGACCACGTTATTCGTACGCAGTCGGGTATCAACCAGACCGACATTAACATTACCCGTATCAGCGTAGATACTTACTCCACCATCCCCAACAAACTGACCCAAGGCCGACCCATTCAGGTCTGGATCAATAGGCAGTCGGGGGCTACCGAGCCAACCACGGGGGTGACTTACCCGAACATCAATGTTTGGCCTTGCCCCGACCAGAGTAACTACTATACATTCGTCTATTGGCGTCTGCGGCGCATCCAAGACGCAGGCAACGGCGTCAATACTCAGGACATCCCGTTCCGTATGCTCCCGGCCTTGGTGGCTGGGCTGGCCTATTATCTATCCTTGAAGGTCCCTGACGCGCTCAACAGGGTAGAGATGCTCAAGGCAATGTACGACGAAGCATGGCAGCTGGCGGCAGACGAGGACCGTGAAAAGGCGTCCTTGAGACTTGCCCCGCGCCAAATGTTCTTCTAGGGGGCGGCTATGCCCAACAGGTTCGCCTCTGGTAAAAAAGCCATCGCCATGTGCGATAGGTGCGGCTTTCAGTACATGCTGAAGGAGCTGCGGCAGCTCGTCATTAAGACTAAGAACGTGAATATCTTGGTTTGCCCCACCTGCTGGGAACCCGACCAGCCCCAGCTCCAGCTGGGTATGTACCCCGTGGATGACCCACAGGCCCTACGTAACCCAAGACGGGATACCACGTACCTACAGGCTGGTTTGACTGGTTTGCAGGTTCTGACGATTAACCCCCCAGACCCCACGGCGGCTATATCTTTTGGTGATCCCTCGGGCGGTAGTCGTGTTATACAGTGGGGATGGGGTCCGGTGGGGCTTAACAACCCCCTTCAACTTTCGGGCCTTACTGATAATTTGCAGGCTACCGGTGCCATAGGCACTGTAACCGTGACTACTTCCTAGGAGTACGAGATGGCTAAGAGCGATATTAAACAGGATAAGGCCATGATTAAGGCCATGATCCATAAGCACGAGAAGAACGCCCACCCGGGTAAGCCGCTGACGAAGCTGGCTAGGGGCGGCAAGACTAACATGCAATTGAAGACGTTGGGTCGTGGTCTCGCCAAGGTGGCGAACCAGAAGAAGGGTAAGTAAATGGCTACCACCACATACAGACAGCCTAAGCCGGTGCCGATTAACGGCAATAGCGGGTACCCGAATAACGTTGCTAATACCCAGACCCTGAAGACTCGGGGCACTGGTGCGGCGACCAAGGGTACCAATAGCAGCAAAAAGATGGGCTGATGAACTACGCCACGCTTGTCGAAACGATAGAGGCTTATACTGAGAACGACTTCCCGGACACGGCGGGGTCTGGCGGTCTTACGTCTGCGGAGCAGGTAGCTACGTTCGTTGGGCAGGCTGAGCAGCGCATCTACAATAATGTGCAGTTGCTCGAACTGCGTAAGAACGTGACGGGCAATGCCACGGCTGCAAACAAGTATCTGAGCGTGCCGTCCGACTGGCTGGCTAACTTCTCACTTGCTGTGATCGACCCGACTAGTGGGGCGTACGAATACCTGCTGAACAAGGATGTTAACTTCATCCGCGAGGCGTTTCCGTACCCGGCGACCACTGGCAAGCCCACCCACTATGCCATGTTTGACCAGACTTCGTACATCCTCGGCCCTACGCCGGATGCAAGCTACGAAATGGAACTGCACTATTTCTACTATCCGCAGTCTATTGTGACCGCTAGCACGTCGTGGTTGGGTGATAACTTCAGTTCTGCCCTGCTCTATGGCTCTCTTCTGGAAGCCTATACCTTCATGAAGGGTGAGGCTGATGTCCTTGCTCAGTACCAGAAGCGGTACGATGAAGCGCTGGCGCAGCTCAAGGAGCTGAGTGAAGGTAAGAACCGTCAAGATATGTATCGCACGACTCAAGTTAGGTACCCCGTCAGATGAGCGACATGTCCATCCTTTTTGGTGTCGATGTTGGTAGCGTTATGGTGCAGACCACCAGCAACCGTGGGTTTACGCCTGAAGAGATTGCCGAACGTGCGCTAGACAAAATTGTCTACGTAGGTAGCCAGAGCCACCCCGCTATCCGGGATCAGGCCGAAGCTTTCAAGGACAGTATCCGCAAGGTGCTGGTGTTCTACATGCACGAGGCTGTCAGGTCTCACAACACGACTATAGCTAACAAGCTCAACAATGCCGGTCACCCCGATCTGGCCGCAATCCTAGACATTTAAGGAGAATACTATGGCGATTACACAGGCAATGACCACTTCGTTCAAGGCTGAGCTTATGCTGGCTGTGCACGACTTCCGCCTTACAAGCGGCGACTCTTTCAAGCTGGCGCTCTACACGTCGTCGGCCACTATCGACGCCAATACCACGGCGTACACGTCTTCCAACGAAGTTACCGGCACGAACTATTCGGCTGGCGGCGGCGCACTGGTTAATAGCGGCGTTACTGCGACTAACACCAATGCCTCGGCGGGTACGGGTTTCACGGACTTCAGTGACCTGACGTTCGGCACGGCTACAATCACGGCTCGCGGTGCGCTTATCTATAACACCACGCCTTCGGCTAACGGCACGGCGAATACCACGCTGACGAACGCTGCTGTGTGCGCGTTGGATTTTGGTTCGGACAAGACATCCACTGCGGGTGACTTCACCATCATTTTCCCCGCCGCCACCAACACGACGGCAATCATCAGGATTGCCTAAATGGCACTTGTAGTTGCAGACCGCGTACAAGAGACGACAACCACAACGGGCACTGGCACGGTAACACTTGCTGGTGCTTCCGCTGGCTATCAGTCTTTTGCTGCTATAGGCGACGGTAATACGACGTACTACACGATTACGAGCGGTAACAACTGGGAAGTTGGTATCGGCACCTACACGTTGTCTGGTACTACACTAGCACGTACTACTGTACTTTCCTCCAGCGCGGGCGGTACTACTAAGATCACCCTTAGTGGTACTTCCAACGTCTTCGTAACTTACCCATCCGGCAAGGCGCTGTACACGGACGCCAGTGGTAACGCCATCGCACTTGGCACACCTGCTTCTGGCACCGTCACGAACCTGACCGGCACGGCGTCCATCAACATCAACGGGACAGTGGGCGCGACCACGGCAAATACAGGCGCGTTTACTACAATAGTTGGCACCACTACTTCCGCAACCGGTTTTGCCGTAGGACGCCAAGGCACCACCAATCCTGTACTGAACGTAGATGCCTCTACCGCGTCTGTTGTCACCGGTTTAAATCTTAAAGGCGCAGCCGCCGCTGGCGGTATGGCGCTATCTGTTACTTCGTCTGGGACGAACGAGAACCTGACTATCGACGCCAAAGGCAGCGGCACGATTACGCTGAACGGTACGGCGACTGGCGCAGTTTCCACTACTCGCGCCTTTTCCAGTGCTAACCAGACGCTCACCACAACATCCGCCAATTCGCTCGCTGTTGGCCGTCAGGGGATAACGAACCCGGTCCTTAATGTCGATGCTTCCACCGCATCAGTTGTCACCGGACTGAACGTCAAAGGCGCAGCCGCTGCTGGCGGAATGGCGCTCTCTGTCACTTCGTCTGGCGCGAGCGAAAACCTGACAATCGACGCCAAAGGCAACGGCACAGTAACAATCAACGGCACGGCTACCGGCGCAATTACGCTTAACACCACCACCAGTGCGCCTACATATAACGCCACAACTATCGCATCAGGCTTTCAGTTTGGTGCGGCTGGAGCCTCTGGAAGAATAACTGCTACAGGCACCTCTGGTATTTTTAATATGGTGAACAGCACGGGCTCACTCTTTGCTGGCTTGCTGCTTGGTCCGTCCGGCACTGGTTATGTCCGCCTGAAACCTACAGGAATTGGCGGGACGCTTGAAATTCGCATGGCGGACGACTCTGCTTATGGCCCGTTTAATTCCGCCGCGCATCTCATTACTGCCGTTACCGCCAATTCTCTTTGCGTTGGTCGTCAAGGCACGATAAACCCGGTCCTTAACGTCGATGCCTCTGCTGTAAACGTCAATACTGGCCTGAACTTAAAGGGTGCCGCTAGCAACGGCGGCGTGGCCGTGTCCGTTACTTCGGCATCAACAAACGAAAGCGTGACATTTGATGCCAAAGGCACTGGCACAATTACGTTTAACGCCACTGGCACGGGTAATGTGTTGGTTAACCGCTTGCTGGACATTAGCGCGTCAACAGCTGGGCAGATTAAGTTCCCGGCTACGGCAAATGCCTCTGCGGACGCAAATACTCTTGATGACTATGAAGAAGGCACTTGGACAATGGGTGTGTCATTTGGTGGTGCCGCAGTTGGTATTACATACACCCTCCGCGATGCCAGCTACGTCAAAATTGGTCGCACAGTGTCTATTGTTGGCGGGCTTACCCTGAGTAACAAAGGGTCGTCAACTGGTAACGCAAGAGTGACGGGACTTCCGTTTACCACAAACACAGGGTCAAATCAGCAGTACGGGTTCAATAACATTGCAGGGCTTGTTAATGTTACTTTTACAGGCCCCGCTGCACTTGGAACATATAACACGGGATCAGCGGCTACGCTTGATATAATGGGGAGTGGCGCTTCGGCTACTTTAACAGACACCGTGTTTACCAATACTTCCAGTGTTTATGGCAGTCTTACATTCATTTCCACGACCTAAAGGGAATAAATTATGCCTCGCATTGCGACAGTTAATCAGCGCGAAATCACTGAAAACGGCACCATACAAATCCGCATTGCAAAGCAAGTTGTCGATGCCGGAGAAGTTATCTCATCCCTTTGGCACCGTTGCTCTGTTGTGCCGGGTGAAGATGTCGAAAGCGTTATAGCAAACGTGGACGATCACATGGCGCAGATGGGCTACGGCCCCGTTGTTGACTGGTCAGGCGTCCGCGCCCTAGTCGCGTCAGAACACACGCCGGAAGTCGTGCAGGCGTATCAGGACGCGATGGCCGCACAGGTCGCCGAGCGGGCCGCATGAAAAAGACTCTGATCGTCCTCGCCCTTCTCGTTGTGACCCCGGCTGAAGCCTCGCCGTCCCTTGCCATCTGCCACACCCCCTACGCCTTGTGCGCCTCCAGCGCGACGGTGGCAGTGCCCGGTAAGACGGTGACGGTGAATGGCAACACGTTCCCCATGGGTGTCTCGGTATGCCCAGTCCTCAAGGGTGCCAGCATTGCCGATCTAAGTCTGATGGGTGGCTCCTGTAAGGCCCCCAAGGGCAAGGTCTGGTCCCTGTTCAGTAACGCCAAGACCTACCCCGTTGCCCCGACTTGGGCACCCACCACCGTCGTGATCCGCACTTTTACCAGCACATCCAAGCCGGGTGGCGGCTTCTCGAACATGTGGTCTATGCCCTGCACAGTACGTCCCAAGAAGGTAAACGGCGTGACATTGGCTGACTGCGTAGGCCCCATGAACGAAAGCCCGTGGACATCGACCACCGTTCCTCCCGGTGCTAAGATTGGCACAGCAGCCCCTGAAGGCTTCCCAAACCCGGTTGGGGGTAATTTCCCTTAGCCATGCAGCTCTCCCCGCACTTCACCCTTGAGGAGCTTACCAAGTCTCAAACTGGGGAACGGCGGGGCATTGACAACGTGCCCGGTGCTGCTGCGCTGGATAGTCTCAAGGTGCTGTGTGAACGGGTACTAGAGCCGGTGCGGGAACACTTCGGGCCGGTCCATATCAACTCAGGCTACCGGGGACCGGAGCTGAACAAGGCTGTTGGCGGCGCAGGTACTTCACAGCACTGTCTGGGTCAGGCTGCGGATATCGAGGTGCCCGGGGTTGCTAACGGGGACTTGGCGAAGTGGGTTGCTGCCAACTTGGACTTCGATCAGGTCATTCTGGAGTGCTACCGCAAGGGTCAGCCCAACAGCGGCTGGGTCCATGTTAGCTACAAAGACTTTGGTAACCGCAAAATAACCCTTACAGCTACCGTCGTAAGCGGCAGGATGATATACAACCCGGGCTTTAGCGCGTAACCAGAGGGGACTAAAATGTTTGGTTTTTTCCCCTTTGCGGCAGATACCTTTGCTAGCACAGGTGCGGTAAGCAGCGTTTCTGTCTCCGTTAGTGTTACCGGGGTCGAAGGTACCGGTTCAGTCGGTACCGCAGCCGTTCAGGCTGCTGCTAATACTACGCTAACTGGGGTCTCGGCTACTGGTTCAGTCGGTACCGTAACCACCCAAGCCGCTGCTAATACTACGCTAACTGGGGTCTCGGCTACTGGTTCAGTCGGTACCGTAACCACCCAAGCCGCTGCTAATACTACGCTAACTGGGATCGAAGCCACTGGTTCAGTCGGTACTGTAACAGTTCAAGCCATATCCTCAGTTTCTGTCCTTTTGACCGGGGTCTCAGCTGACGGCTTTGTGGGTACTGTGTCGGTCTCAGTTAGCGGCGCGATTATAGTCTTCCCCACCGGGGTCGAAGCCACTGGTTCAGTAGGCACCCCCACTATCTACGCCGCTGCCAATACGAACGTAACCGGGGTCTCTGCTGACGGGTTTGTCGGGGCCGTAACAGTCCAAGCTGCCCAATCTGTGTCTGTGACCCTTACCGGGGTCTCGGCTACTGGTGCTGTTGGCACTGTTACGGTGGCCTTCCCGGCCTCTGTGTCGGTTACGGGGGTCTCGGCCACTGGGTCGGTAGGTACTGTAACCACCACTGCTAAGGCCAATGTTACCCCCACTGGGGTATCGGCTACTGGGTCTGTCGGCACAGTTGTTGCGGCTATTCCCAAGCAAGTCACCCTTACCGGGGTCTCGGCTACAGGGTCTGTAGGCACAGCTACCGTGTCTTTGCCCAAGCTGGTTTCTGTTACCGGGGTCTCGGCCACTGGGTCGGTGGGTGACATAGCTATATCCGGGGGGGCTACCGTCAACGTGACGGGGGTTCAGGCTACTGGCTATATCGCTAATGTGCTGGTTTGGGGTATAATCAACGACAACCAGACACCAAACTGGCAGACCATAAACGACTCCCAGACGGTTACTTGGACACAGGTAAACGACGCAAATACAGTAACTTGGGCCCCTGTTGACGACTCTCAGACGGGTACTTGGGTACAAGTAAACGATGGAAATACAGTAACTTGGGTAGAAATCCCCACGTAAGGACCGAAAATGGCTAGTACCTACAGTCCCCTAAAAATCCAGTTGATGACCACGGGTGAGAACACCACCACGTGGGGCAACGTTACCAATGTCAACCTAGGCACAGCTATCGAAGAGATGGTAACCGGGTCGTCGGATGTTACCTTTGCTAGTACTACAGTTACCTTGACGCTGACGGATACCAATGCATCCCAGACGGCGCGTCACCTGCGCCTTAATTTGACCGGCACTTCGGGCGGCGCACAGAACTTGATAGTTCCCGCCGTTGAGAAGGTCTACCTCGTCAACAACGGTTGCGCTGACGCAATCACGGTTAAGAACTCCTCGGGCACAGGCACTGCGGTCCCTGCCGGTAAGACCATGTGGGTCTACAATGACGGCACAAACGTTACGAACGCTATTACCCACCTGACTTCGTTGACACTTGCTGCGGCCCTTCCGGTGGCTAGCGGCGGTACGGGGCTGACCTCTACTCCGTCCAACGGCCAGATCGACATCGGCAACGGCACGGGCTTCACTCGCGCGGCTATCACTGCGGGCAGTGGTATCTCCGTAACAAACGGCTCTGGCACCATAACTATTGCGGCTACGGGAGGCAGCGGTACAGTTACTTCGGTTAATGCAAGTGGCGGCAGCACAGGCCTGTCGTTCTCAGGCGGTCCGATCACAGGTAGTGGAACCCTGACACTGGCCGGTACACTGGCTGTTGCTAACGGCGGCACGGGTGGAACGTCACAGGCTGCGGCGCAGTCTGCGCTCGGCGTGCCCTCCACTACGGGTTCTGGTGCCTCGGGCAACTGGGTTATTAACGTTACTGGCTCGTCCGCTAGCTGCACAGGTAACGCTGCAACAGCTACTACTGCCACTACAGCCACTACAGCTAACGCTTTGAACAGCAGTAATTCCTACACTGCCGTGGATTTCACGGCCACATCTGACATGCGGTTGAAGGACGTTTATGGCTTTATTACCGATGCGCTGGATAAGGTGGACGCCTTAAACGGGTTCTACTACCGGAATAACGATAAGGCTCGCTCGCTGGGTCAGGTCAAAGAAGAGCAGCAGGTTGGCCTGTCCGCCCAAGCTTTACAGGATGTCTTACCGGAAGCTATTAGCCGGTGGTCGGTTGATCCTGAGTATCTGGTTGTCGCTTATGACCGTGTTATTCCGTTGCTGGTCGAGGCAATCAAGGAACTGCGGGCTGAAGTTAAGGCGCTGAAGGGTTAACATGGCTGTTTCAAACCCGGCACAGCTTACAAGTGTAAAAACAGTATTTGGCGGTCCCGGCTCGCTTAGTTCCTATTTGGCTGGTGGTACTTACGTTCCGCCCGGAGCAACTGGCGTTAATGGCGCTGTCCCAAGCAGCTTGCCGCTGCCGCTTTCTAAGTTAGCTGGAACTTCTGCTACGCCTCCGTTTACTCCTGTGACAAATACCTACACCACTGGGTCAGGTAACGAAACCGTACCGACAAATGCTTCCAGCCTTACCCTTACTGTGGTTGGCGCTGGTGGTGGTGGCGGTGGCTCGTATACCGACTTTGGCTCGGATATCTACAACAGTGGTGGCGGCGGTGGTGGCGCGGGCTACTCCACTATAACCAGATCGGTTGCGTCTGGGGATTGGGCAACAACGATAGCCTATTCCGTAGGCACAACTTCTGCCATTTCTTCTACCACGACTGGTTCTCTTACCGCTGGCGCTGTGTCTCTGACGGGTGGCGGGGGTAGTTCAGGCACTAGCGCGGACTCCGGTAATGCTGGTGCTGGCGGTGCTGGAGGCTCTGCTTCTGGTGGCAGCACAAATACCAGTGGCTCCGCTGGCAGCAGTGGCTCAACCAGTTCCAGTAGTGGCAACGTGGGCGGCGCTGGTGGTGCCTCTGGTGGCACTGGTTACGGCACTGGTGCAAATGGTGCAGATGCCCCCGGTTCGCCCGGTGCGGTTGGCGGTGGCGTAGTTATCTTTGCTTGGACTTAGGAGAGTTAGATGGCCTTTGATCCTGTCTCAGCCGCCCTTGATATTGGTGGCAAAGTTATTGACCGCGTGTGGCCTGATCCGGCCCAGAAGGATGCTGCCAAACTGGAGCTGATGAAGCTGTACCAAGCTGGTGATCTGGCGGTCATGGCGGCACAGACCGATCTTGCCAAGGGCGCGGCTGACATCATCAAAACTGAGGCTGCGGGCGGGTTCTTGGCCTCTAGCTGGCGTCCAATCACCATGCTGGTCTTTGTGGCCCTGATTACGGCCCGGTGGTTTGGCTTTGCTGCGCCTAACTTGCAGGAAGCTGAGTATCTGAAGCTGTGGGATATCGTCCAGTTGGGTCTTGGCGGGTACGTAATTGGGCGCAGCGTCGAGAAGATCGTGCCGTCCGTTGCCGAAGCCTTGAACAAGAAGTAGGTGGGGCATGGGTTGGTCAGACGTTCTCAAGGCGGTAATCCCGATCATTGTAGCGGCTCTGGCTTGGTTGCTGGGGCAAGTGTCGTCGGCCAACGAGCGGCTGGTTAAGGTTGAAGCGGCTATGCCCGCCCTTATCACCAAGGAAGGCGTCCCCACGGACTCACCGCTTTCTGCGGAACGCCGCGCTATCCTGAAAGAAGAATTGAAGCGCGAAATCAGCGATTTGCACGTTCGCGTTATGCTGCTCGAACAACTGAAGAAGTAACCCCATGCCCCTGATTAAGCTCCAGTTCAAACCCGGTATCAACCGAGACCAGACTGACTACTCCGGTGAGGGTGGTTGGTATGAGAGCGAGAAAATACGTTTCCGTTCGGGCTACCCCCAGAAGCTTGGTGGTTGGGTCAAGGCTACTACCAACTCTTTCGTCGGCGTAAGCCGCCAGATGTGGAACTGGATCACTACCTACGCGGACGACTTCCTTTCCTTAGGGACTGAGAAGAAGGTTTATATCGAGGCTGGCGGTGTTTTCTTTGATATCACCCCGCTACGTACATCTTCTCCTACGCTGTCGAGCCCTGACACAAATAACTGCGTGCAGACGGTGTCTGGGTCCCGCAAAGTAATTATCAATCTAGGTGTCGCGCACAACGCAGACACTGGGTCCTACGTAACCATTGCCGGGGTTACAGGTACCGTTGGTGGCGTGCCCAACTCTGAAATCAACGCCAACCACGAGATCGTAGTTATCGACACCGACTCGTTTTACTTTTCGGTTACTACGGCTGCTACTTCTACTGTAGCTTCGGGTGGTGGAACGGCTATCACTGTCAGCTTTGAAATTGCCCCCGGTAACGCACTAGCCACAGCCGGTTATGGTTGGGGTACTGGTGCTTGGGGTCGTGATGCTTGGGGTTTGGGTTCTACCACTGGCGCGGTGTTTCTGCCGCAACAGGACTGGTGGTTTAACAACCTCGACAACGACCTTGTTATGAACATCCGCGACGGTGCGCCCTACTATTGGAGTCGTGGTACTGCTACGGACCCGACTGCGTCATTGGCTACCCGGGCTGTTACTTTGCAGGCTATTGCTACGGCTGATGGTTTCGACCCTAATGCGGTCCCCGTCAAAGTTATGCAGACCCTTGTGTCTCAGCAGGACAAGCATGTCCTTGCTTTTGGTGCGGTGCCTTATGGCAGCACTGACCCAGACGACTTTGACCCGCTCCTTATCCGGTGGGCCGACCAAGACAATCCCGGGCAGTGGACCCCTGCGGTTACAAATTCGGCTGGTTTCCTGCGTATATCTCGTGGCTCCCGTATCGCCGTCGCCCTGCCAACACGGCAGGAAATCTTGGTTTGGACCGACACCCACCTCTATACCTTGCAGTTTACTGGTACTACGGACGTGTTCAGTTTGCAGGAATACGCAGACAACATCTCGATTATCTCACCCCGCGCCACCATAAGCGCCGCGAGTGTTACGTACTGGATGGGTCAAGATAAGTTCTATGCGTATTCGGGTCGTATCGAGACGTTGTCCTGCACCCTGCGAAACCACGTGTTTGAAAACCTTAACTATAATCAGTCGGACCAGATTGTCTGCGGCACCAACGAGCAGTGGAACGAAGTCTGGTGGATGTACCCCAGCGAGGACTCCAACTGGAATAACAAGTACGTAATCTATAACTACCTAGACAAGATTTGGTACTACGGAACAATCCAGCGCACCGGTTGGTTGGACACACCCCTTCGGCGCTACCCGCAGGCAACGAATACGGCTGAAGACTCGGTAACAGCGACGATCACTGGGTCTATTGCTACCACTACGCTAACCGTCACGGCTGTGACCGGGACAATACAGGTCGGCATGGTTCTGACTGGGAACGGCGTTAGTGCTGATACCTACGTCATTGGGCAGAAGACTGGCACTACGGGTAGCACCGGTACCTACGAGATCAGCCCGTCTCAGACGGTTATCGCTACTGCAATCACGGGGTCTATTGGCGCTCCCGGTTACCTGTACAACCACGAAAACGGTGTTAACGACGACTCTATTGCGATGGAAAGTTCTATCCAGTCCAACGACTTTGATATCGAGGACGGGGAGCAGTTCATGCTCACCAGACGTATTATACCTGATATCGACTTCGCAGGTTCCACGGCGACTGAGCCTGAGGCTACGCTTACGATACGCCCCCGTAACTTCCCCGGTTCGGCGTTTGCAGGTGATGCGTCGGACTCCCAACGGATAATTGAGACTTCGGTTGGTGTGTATACGGGGCAGGTCTTTGTTCGTGCCCGTAGTCGCCAGATGGCTCTGAAGGTCAGTTCGACTGTTCTGGGGGTCCAGTGGCAGCTTGGTGCTCCACGCCTTGAAGTTCGCCCCGATGGTAAACGCTGATGGCACTTACTGCGTTCAAGCACTCCCCACTGCCAAACCCGACGCAAGAGTACGACGCCCAGTACGTACGGCAGCTTATCCGGGTGATTGAGCTGTACTTCAACCAGCTGGACTCCCTGACACCCAACCAAGCCCAGTCTTACACAGCTGATGCGTTTATCGGGGGGACTATTACCCTTGGGAACTACACCAATGCAGAGAAGCTAGCCCTTACCCCGGCTACCGGGATGATGGTGTTCGACACGACCCTGAACCAGATTAGCGTGTACTACAGTGGTGGTTGGCGGGTCATAAGCACGGTCCCCAGTACAACGGTAGCTCCCACGGGGGTCTCGGCCACCGGGTCTATAGGTACAGTTACAGTCTCCACCCCGTAGGGGGTTCGTTTCTAGGCTTTAGTTTTAGCGTAGTTGGTAATATAACCCTAAGTACTCCTTGAGTTTAAGGACTCCCCGATGAACCCCTTGTCACAGCAGATGCAAGCCCAAGGCCGGGGTAATGACTCGGTTCTGGTGCATATGTCCCCCCGGGAAGTCGGAGGTTTGCAGGCCCTTGCCATGGCCCACGGCGGCTCCCTAACAACGAACCCTCAGACTGGCCTACCAGAAGCTGGGTTCTTGGACTCCATACTGCCCGCCATAGCCGGTGCAGTGGGCGGTGCTATGGGTGTAGACCCTTGGATGGCTGCTGCTGGTGCGGGGTTGGTGCAAGGTGCGATTACTGGCAACCTTGAGAAGGGTCTGACGGCGGGCCTTAGTGCCTATGGTGGTGCGTCATTGGGTCGCAGTTTCAACCCGGAAGGTACTTTTTTTGGACAGCCGATTGGCACTCCGATACCTACTCCTTCCCTAGCGGGTATTGACTCTGGTGCTGCGCACGGGGATGTGGCATCGAGCCTTACTCCTGCGGAAGCCACGACCAGCCATTCTGGCTTCCTGCCTGACGGCAATGCAGGGAGCGACTCGTTCGCGGAGTGGACTGCCGGTTCTGCGCTTACTCCCCCCACCGTCGCACCCACTATCCCGCTAAACACCCCCACTCCCCCGGCACCGCAGAGTATGTTTGATAAGTTTGGTGCGGCTGCTAGCGCGGGTATTACTAACCCCAACATTGCAAAGTTCGCCCCCTACGCTGCCGCATTGGGCCTAGCCACGCCGTTTCTGACCGGAAGTGACCAAACCTACAAGGCCCCGGAACCTAAGAAAACTGACTACGCTGGCCCCTATAAGCCCGTGCCGCGCGTCATGGCTCTCCCCGTTCGGGATTCTAATTACCTTAGGAACTCTTCGGAGCATATGTTCTTCCCGGATTCCAACCCGTACCCGGGGTACCTTCCTGCGGACAAAACTACGCCGGAATCAGAGATTGATTTGAATGCGCTAGCAAAGAGACTAGGTCGCGTTGCACCTACTATCCGTATGGCAGAGGGCGGCTTACTGCCCCGTGCAGCTCCCCGTACTGGCCTGACGGCCCCCGAAACACCCCGGTATTACGGCGAGAGAACTTTTAACTTTCCGAAATCCAACTACGTACCTCCCGCCGCCGTTGCCGCTGCCCCTCCTTCGGCTGGCTTGCAGGCACTTACTCAGCAGTACCCTACGGCTACCAAGGCGCAGGTTAGCGAACTGGACCGGATGATACAGGCTGGTGGGGACCCCGGCGCTAACTTGTCCCTTATGCAGGCATACAGCCCTGCGGGTAGCATCAAAGAACTTCAGCCGTGGGCGAAAGAATACAAGGGCGATGCCTACCGCGACTCCCACCCCGTAGACGCCTTTGGCAACCCGATTGGCTGGAGCCTCCCGGCCCAGACCGCCCCGACCACGGATGCTAACGGCGTCCCCTCTGGCTGGGACCCCCGGGACTGGGAGAACATGAAGAACTTCAACCCGGGCATGCCAGACCCGGAGTACATTATGAACAACCCGTGGATGGGCGGGATGCAGTTTGGCCCTGCTCCGCTAATAAGCCAACTAGCGCCTATGAGTGTGGCTCCAAGCAGCGACGGTAAGGGAAATACTTACACACCCCAGCAGGAACCGCAGTTTACTAGTCGTCGCCTAGAAAATGCTTACGGTATCGGACTTGCTGATAAGGCAGCTAGAGAGGCTGGGGCAGCGAATAACCAGACGGCGCTTAACTACGCCCTATATGGTGGTCCGGATGCCCCGGAAGGCGCGGCTACCCCCGAAGGGTTTGCGCCCAAAACTTCTTCCGGTAGCTCCACGTTCTTGGGCGCTTTGAACAGCATTATACCTAGTCTGTCTGGGTCCAGTGCTGCTACCCGCGCTGCGCCTTCTGGGCAAGACTATTCCGGTATTGGTGGGACCCTTAGGGGACTTATGGATATGACCGGAGGGCAGTATTTTAATCTTTTCCGTAACTTAGGCGCAGGGCTTCTCCCCGGTGGTACCCTGCTAAACCAAGGTATCGGCGCACTGCAAGGTGCCACAAACGTGCGTTCGGCTCCCGGGTTCGAAGGTAATAACTTTTTGAACTACCTAACCAGCGGCCCTAGCTCCGAAGCTGCCGGGGCCAACGTAGCCGCAGGTAATTGGGGTGGTGCTCTTCGTGCTTTGGCACCCTTTAACATTCTAGGAAAACCTCTCCCTACGGACGCAAAGGCAGCTGGCGGCGTAAACCTTGAAGACGGGTCCTTCGTGGTCGATGCCCGCACGGTGGCTGAGCTGGGTAACGGGTCGTCTGGCGCTGGTCAGGAAGTCCTAGCCCGCCTTGGTGGTCGTCCTATTCACGGTCCCGGCGATGGCGTAAGTGACTCTATCCGTGCTAATATCGGTGGTACGCAGGAAGCCCGGGTAGCCCGCGACGAGGTTAAGTTCAGCCCCGAAGCGGTTAAACGTTTGGGTCGCGGTAACCCCAAGAAGGGTGCCGACAGGCTCTACGACATGATGAAAAAAGCTGAGAAGGCCAGAAAGTCGGCTTCTCGTGGTAAAGACACGGGGCTGCGTGCCCTTGCAGGAGCAAGATAATGGCTGATATGCCCGCCACACAGAATATTACAACCACCGCTCAACTACCGGCGTATATCGAACCGCATATCGAGGATATGCTTAAGCGTGGTCAGGCTCAGTCGTATCAGGAGTATACCCCTTACGCTAACCCAAACGACCCAAATGACCCCTACTTCCAACGCATTGCCGACTTTACCCCGGGTCAGGCTTACGCCCAGCAGCAGGCTTATGACTTGCAGAGGCCGGGTCAGTTTGGTCAGGCTACCGATCTAGCGGGCGCTGCGGGTCTTGGTTCTTTGGCGGCAAGCCAGTATTCCCCGACTTCTTTCTCCTACCAGAACGTCAGTGCCCCCCAGCTTCAGCAGTACCAGATGGCTACGCCGGATCAGTTCGGTCAGGCCCAAGCCCAGCAGTATATGTCGCCGTACTTCCAGAATGTACTGGATGTGCAGAAGCGCGAAGCCATTACGGATGCCCAGAAGGCTCAGTTGATGACCAACCTTGGCGCGGCGCGTCAGGGTACTTACGGTGGTGCAAGGCAGTTGCTGGCTGGCACGGAGCGCGAACGGGCGCTGGGTACGAACCTGTCTGACATTCAGGCTAAGGGTCTCCAGTCCGCGTATGAAAACGCGCAGGCTCAGTTTGAACGTGACCGCAACGCGGGTATGACGGCTGGACAGGCTAACCTTAACGCCCGTCTCGGTATCCAGCAGCTTGGTTCGGGGCAGCAGATGCAGTCCCAGTTGGCTAACCAGCAGTATGGTATGGATGCCCAGAAGGCTTCTGAAGCTTCGCGCCAGTTTGGTACTTCCAGTGGTCTTCAGAGTCTTGCTCAGGCCCTTCAGAGCGCCCAGACCCTTGGTAACCTTGGTAGTTCGCAGCAGGCTTCGGACCTTGCGCGTATTCAGGCTCAGGCTGCGGCGGGCTCGGAACAGCAGGCTTTGGATCAGCGGTACATGGATCAACGATATGCTGACTTCCTGCGCCAACGCGACTACCCGATGGAACAGTTGAATTACTACAACTCTCTGATCCGTGGTATGCCGATGACCATGGGCTCCACGGCGACTACGTACGCACCCCCGCCGTCTATGTTTAGCCAAGTTGCCGGTCTGGGTCTTGGTGCGCTTGGCTTATCTAACCTTTACGGCGACTCTTCTAAGAAAAGCTAAGGAACGACGATGGAAGCGAAGTCATACAGTATGCAGGCCCCTGAACGTGTTGCCGAAACGTACGGTGGCAACAAGCAGAAAATTGCTCAGGCCGTTCAGATGGGCGTCATTGATCCTACGACGGGTCTTATGGCTGGTATGTTTATTGACCGGATGCGTTCCGCACAGGCACAGGAGCAGGCCCCCAACCAGACTGTAGCCCAGCGGGTCCTTGGACCGCAGGCTCCTCCCGCTCCCCCGGCTGGTCTTGGTGCTACTCCGCAAGGTATGCAGATGGCCGGTGGCCCCGGTCCCCAGATGGCTGCGCCTCCCCAGATGATCCCCCCTGCCCCGCAGGGTCCCGTTCGCATGGCTGTCGGTGGTCTGACGACGCTCCCTGTGCCTGACGATATGTACGACGAGCAGTCCTTCGCTGGCGGCGGCATCGTGGCTTTTGCTGACGCAGGCGATGTGCGGACTAAACGCCGCAAGGCTCTGATGGCTGTTATGACCGATCCCGACAGTTCCACCGAAGACCGTATGGCTGCTCGGGTTGCGTTGAACAAGCTAGAAGGTATGGGTCCCGGAAGGACCACCGGCCCGGGGCTTGCTGACGCTTTGAAGTATACGCAGGACGACCTACCCTCCCAGCGTCAACCTGTTAGTGCGGATGCTTCTATTTATAGCCCGGATAGCGGGGAGCCCAGAGGCTTCCGCCTCGACCCTGCGGAGTTTAATAGAAACCCGCCACCTTCCAACCTGTTCCGTAACGCAGAAGCTGCTCAGCGTGGTCCGCAGATGCCCAACTTCTCTGGGTTTGGTGACGCTATTATGGCTGCTAACCTTAGAGAAACGGACGCTACTCGTGGGACTGATGCTTCTGGTGGTATGAGCCTGAGGAGTCCTGAGTTGGCTGCTATTGACGCTAGGTCCAGAGCTAGGAACGAAGCCGCAGGGCAGGTTCCTTTCCGTGGTCCCGGCATTATGGACTTACTGAACCAGCTAGATGAAGCCACTGGAGCCCCAGTGGGTGGCACTCGTATGGACCCTTCAGGTTATAAAGAACCGCCAGCTAATCTGTTCCGTAACGCAGAAGCTGCTCAGCGTGGTCCTCGTATTTTTAGCGACCCCACTACTCTGCGGGGCAAGACTTTAGCTCAAATTGACGCTGAATCCCGTGCCAAAAACGAAGCCGCAGGGCAGGTTCCTTTCCGTGGGTTTGGTGACGCTGCTGGTCGTATGGCTAGTACCCTTGGTGACGCTGAGATTAATACGTACGGTAATAGAGAAGCTGCTCAGCGCGACCCCCGCACTGTAGGGTCTATAAACAACTTGGGCGAAACCACTAGAACTCTTGCAGCACAGTTTTCACCCCCGCCCAGTGACCCCACAGGACTTAACGCACTTATAGCGTCAAATAACCCCAA